TTAACTTACTGATTTTAATAAGCCTCTGGTGTCACTTTGGTGACTATGGGGCATCATTGGGACATAATCTGTCAGCTTCTGATTCAGCATTGCGATCTGTTCTGCATTGCTGTCAGTCATCCATGCTCCGTATACATTGAATACCATCTGGGCACTTGCATGGCCCATCTGGCTGGCAATGAAGCTTGGGTTTGCTCCGGCAGATAATGACCAGCACGCATAAGTGTGTCGTGACTGGTATGCCTTTCGATGCCTGATCCCTGCACGCTTAATGGCTGTTTCCCATGAGTCACCTACAGAATCGACTTTGTAGACAAAACCTACCTGTTCGCTTTTTCTAACCACTTGAGGGTTAAACACGAAAGTACATTCATGGTTCACTGAACGTCCATATTCACGTAGTTGCACCTTGATGTTGTACTGCTTACCCAGTCTTGTCATTTCAGCCTGATTTTTCAGGACACTGATAGCGGGCTGGATAAGGTGCACAACCCTGTTTGTGCTTGCTTCAGTTTTCGGTAGAGTGAACTCACCAAGTTTCGTATAATTGCGCCTGATGGTAATTGTTCCTGCCTTCAGATCGATATCTTCCCAGGCCAGGGAGACCAGTTCACCGTGACGCATTCCTGTGTACACAGCCAATGACCACAGGTTTTTCGTCTGCTGATGTCGGCAAGCATCTATCAGGCGAATAAATTCGTCACGAGTTAGCGGATCTGGCTCTGCCCTGGCTCTTTTAAGAGGCTTAATTCCCTGGAAGGGATTTGCTTCTAAGTAACCGTGATCTGCAGCAAACTGAAACATTCCAGCGATTGTCGTCATGTAATAATTTACAGTAACGACGCTCCGTCCTTTTGCTGCTGCTTTGTTTTTCGTTGAATTCTGATACCCGGTAAGCAAATCTTTCCTGATATACAGCAATTCCTCTTTGGTTACCGATGACACCAGTCTACTGCCTCCAATTTTCGGAACCATCGTTCTTGCAACGGATTCATAGCGATTGAATGCATTTGCAGAGATTTCCATTCGTTTCAGATCCAGCCACTTTTCTTCAAGTTCCTTCACCGTAATTTCTTTTTTACTTACCCCAAAAGCCTGAAGGTTGGGGGAGTCAGGGAACTGTGCAGCATAATCAAAGCTTCCTGTGCGGATGGCAAAACATACTGATGTCCGCAGTTCCCCGGCGATCTTCCTGTTCTTGGCAGTGTCAGGGACACCAAGATTTTCCCTGACACGTTTACCTTTAAAATTAAACCAGATGCGTAATGTGCCGCCGTGGTTTTCGACGCCTGTTGGATATTTGACTTTATCCATCGATACCTCCAGACGCCCAAGAGCGATACGAGCTTACATATTTCATGATATTAAATCACCTGGGTTGTTTGTTTTTCATTGAGGCGACCCAGGCATCTATTGCTTTTCTGTTATACATACATTCACTGGAAGGCTTTGGATTACCGTCTGGTGATACGTGAATATACTCTCTTCCAACCATCCAGCATTCTTTCCGGGCCCGAAGAATTGTGCCTGGTTTGAGCCCGGTAATTGCGATAAGAACGCTTTCACAAACCCATTCATTGGGAGCCAGTTGAATCACATTGCCCATGTATTACCTCACACAACACTCAGCCCACGGCAGTGGCAACACACTTCAAACATTCGCTTCACAACTTCACGACAGTAGAAGCCGTCAACATCTCGCGTCAGGTCATAGCGATTGCCGTAACGCTGGTGGACCCATCGTTCAAATGCTTTATTCATTCTTTACTTCCTTTTTATGGCTCGTAATTTTTTCAGGTGCTTTTCCTGCTCAGTGTCCGCGAGAATTTTGCGGTACTCCTGGTGGTCAATATGTTCGAACAGGCAGTTTAACTCACCAATGCGTACCCGCCCGGATCGTCCGTCCATCCGTCGAAAGAACACTGAGTGCTCAGTGATGCGAGTAATCACCACGGGGTATCCGGCTCTGTCCGTGTATATCTGACCGCGTTGAATCAAAGCGAACATGTGGTTATCCCCATCGACAAATCGAGAACACAACAAACGCTGCTGCGAATACCACCCCCAGAGTTACGATTGCATCAGGCCAGCTCATTGATTCACCTCCTGCCTGTCGTCCGGCATTCGCTCACTACAGCTTATCCAACCATCCGGAGTTACCGGAACTTGTGGAATGGCTGTCTGCTCTCGAACGTCATTAGGCGCTATAGGTTCTGCTGCCAACTGACTGGCATATTTGTTAATGGTAACGATAAGCTCTTGCTCAGCCTCATCCAGACAATCACCGATACCTCGCCTGTCACCGTCAAAATCATCGAAATCGGCACGAATCCTGGCAACCTTCAGGATTGCGGACAACACCTCACTAGGAATTGCCGGATAGTTGGTTGACGTTTCCGCGATTTCCCGAAAATTATTGGTTGACGAATTCTTGTTTTCCCGAAAGTTTCCGGACTGAAGCATGGCGGCGCGGCAGGCGTTCCATATTTCGGCAGCAATATCGCGCTCGCTATCGGTTAATTTGTACGTGGAAACATAGCCAGAGAGCATTTCTACGTTTTCCGGAGTTGCTTCTTCCGGCACTACCGGCGCTGGCGGGGCGATGCGTCCAAGCAACTTATTTACCTCTTTCGCCATCGCGTCATATTTATCTAAATGGCGATTAGCTTCTAAGCAGACTCGGCGCATCTGATCTGAGTTAACTCGTTTAACTGGATCTGCTTCCAGCGATGCCAGCGCAATCCGTGCCAGTTCCATTTGTTCACCACGGGTAAGCCCGTTTTCAAGCGGATTTTTAATGAACAATTCAATACGTTCTTTGGTAATAGTGGTCATGTGTTACTCCTTAACCCGCAGTGCTTTCAACTGATGAGGGGAACAAAATCTTTTCATCAAACCCTGCATTCATATCATGAACAGCAACACACCAATCCATCGACGAACGATTATCAAGAGCCTCCATGATTTCATCCATGCGGCGCAGGTCATACAGGTAAATGCTTTTATCGCCAATGGTGTAAAAACCAATTTTTTTCGGTGATGGGCAGCGATCAAGAACGTCCTGTAATTCGTTCAACCATGCCCGTTCTTTTTTTGTTAAAGTTGCCATATCACTCTCCTTTCCCATGAAGCATAGCGGCGCGGCAGGCGTTCCATATTTCGGCAGCAATATCGCGCTCGCTATCGGTTAATTTGTACGTGGAAACATAGCCAGAGAGCATTTCTACGTTTTCCGGAGTTGCTTCTTCCGGCACTATCGGCGCTGGAGGGGCGGCAAATAGATATCCGCCAAAGTCAGGAAGCTCTCCAATGGCCTGTACGAACTTTTGTTTGCCTACGTCAACTCCTAATGGGTAATGAGCTATAATCTTTGCCACCGGCTCTGCTTCCAGCGATACCAGTGCAATTCGTGCCAGTTCTTCCGCTTCTTCTGCTGGCAGTACAACGTTGCTACCCGGTCCGTATGTTTCGCGCCACTGCTTGATTGTCAGCAGTCGCCCTTTGGTAATAGTGATCAT